ACATGGCATGAGATAATCTTTGCAGGTAAAGTAGGTGCTCCTAGATATTCACATGATAAAGCCTTTTGTATAATTAAAGGTGAATGGTCTATGAAAGAAGGTGTGTTAAGTGAGCTAGTTGCATTAGGAGCTAGTGTTAGTTACCCAAACTTTAGTATATTAACCAAGTCTGAAGCACAAGCTTTAGCAGGTAGTTCAACCTTTACAGGAGAATAAATGACAAATGATTTATTAGAAGCAGTAAAGTTATCTGAAGGATTTAGAGATAGAGTATATAAAGATAGTTTAGGGATTGATACTATAGGATATGGATTTGCAATTAAAGACCTTGTACTTGATGAGGATATATCTGAAATGATATTAAGAAGAAAATTAGATTCTTTAATAGATAGGGCTGATAAAAAATTTCCATTTTTAAAAGATATGCCCGCAGAAGCGAAGGATGTAGTTTATGAAATGTGTTATCAAATGGGGGTGTCGGGAGTCTCTATGTTTAAAAAAACATTACTCTATTTAGAAAACAAAGAGTTTAGAATGGCTTCTAAAGAGATGCTTGATTCTAGGTGGGCTAGACAGACCCCTAATAGAGCTAATCGATTAAGTGATATAATAGGAGCATTATGATAGATAGTCTAAAAACAGTTGCTACAGGGGTAGGTGGAATGACAATAACATGGTTAGAATGGTTACCTGTTATAGTTAGAGTGGGAGTTGGGATAGCAACTATAATTTATATAGGAGTTAAAACCTATAAAGAATACAAGAAATAAACATAAGGGGATTGTAAAACGGGCTATAGTAACGCCAGATAAACACTTCCCCTTACATGACCCAGATGCCATTAGCGTTGTTAAGCAAGCGATTGAAATAGTAAGGCCAGACACTTATATTGATTTAGGAGATACGGGTGAATGGTCTTATTTTAGTACACACTATTGGAGAGGTAGGTTTGCTAAGCCAATGGAAGATTTAATCCCTTTGCTTGACCAAGATGTAGCTGAGGTTAATGCTGGGATGGATTGGATTGACGAATCCCTTGATAAAGTTAAATGCAAAAAAAGACATTTTGTCCAAGGGAATCATGAAGTATGGCTTGATAACTTCGTAGTTAGGTATCCATATTTAAAACATTATCTAACTGAGAATGCATTAAGACTAAAGGAAAGAGGATATAAATATTATCCTTATAATAAAAAGAAGAACCTTAAAATAGGGAAGTTAACCTTTACTCATGGAAAGTATACAACAAAATACCATTCTTTTAAGCATTTGGATATGTATGGTGAGAGTATTATGTATGGACATACCCATGACCTTCAGAGACATACTAAGACTGGTGCAGGGGGTACGATTAGCTCTTGGAGTTTAGGATGCTTAAAGAATATAGAAGCAGACGAAGATTGGTTAGGTGGTAAACTTACTAATTGGAACCATGCATTTGCTATAATAGATTGGTTTAAAGGTGGAAATTTTAAAGTAGAGGTAGTTGAAATCATTAAAGGTAAAACAACATTGTGGGGAGAGGTAATTAAAGGATGATAAATATAGTAATATGGTTTATAGTACTTTTGATACTAGGAATATACGGAGCTTCTATTTATACTTTTTTTAAAGAAAAGGAAGAAAAGGAAGCTAGAAGAAAATAATGGATTTATTAACTATATTAGAAACATTTGGAGTTCCAGTTGCTATGAGTGTAGCATTTGGATTTTTTATTTGGAAACAGAACAAATTTATACAGGATGAACTGCAAAAAGAGCTAAGAGAATCCTTTGAAAGATTAGAAGGTATCGTTATAAAGCTCATAGATGCTCAAAAAGGGTGTCAAATCCATCAAGCTGAGGTAAAGGCTAAGATTGGAGCAGTCATCGAAATTATGGCTAGTTTAAGCGGGAATGGGCTAAAAGAGAAGTTTGGGAGGAAAGAGCGTGTTTCGGGAAGAGATTACTAATAAAAAAAGAAAGGAGTTAGTATGACAGTATATTATAAAAAACCTGGAAAAAAGAATGTTGCTAAAGGCAATAGAAGTATTAAAGGTGGTAATAAAGCTAAGTTAGAGAAGCGTTCTAAATCTCAAATACAGAAAGCAGCAAAGAAGAGGGTTTTAGCTAGAAAAGGTAAAATTAAAAAAACTAATATAGTAAAAGGTGCTAGAAATCCTATTCATGTAAAGCCGTTTGAAAAAATATAATAGAAATAACTAAGGAGAAACCAATGAGCTTATTTAAAGAAGTTGCAGATAAAGCTAAAAAGGAACTTGCAGATAAAATATTTGACGATGACCTGCAGAAACAGTTAGTTAAGGCGTTGAATGATAATGTTGATATTCCCTTCTTGTCTGAAAAAACTGAAGAAAAAATATTTAACGCATTATATGACTCTGTACAGGATGTTGTTAAAAAAGTAATTATTGCCAAATTATAAAAACAACGAGTCTGAACTTAAAATATGCGGGCATTATTTTTTAGTCAGGTTTATTGATAATTTAATGGCTGATAATAGTGCTCATGCTTGGGGTCGTATTCACATAGGTAAACAAATTATTGAGATGGAGCTTAATTGTTCTGACTCAAAAAAAGAAGAAACTATTGTACATGAAACGCTTCATGCTATTGATAATTCTCTGGGATTAGGGTTAGATGAGGGACAAATATGTTCTTTAGCCAATGCGTTGTTTCAGCTTGGCTTAGGAGAGAAGCTGATGTCTAAAATAGATATCCCTAACTTATAGAGTAATCTATATTTTTTATTTCTAATAGTGCTAACTTTGCTATATCAGGCCTATTAGAATCCTCTATAGCTTCAAGTGCAGTCAACGCCAAAGATAATTTTCTTCTCATAACACTGACCTCAGTATTCAAGACATTCTTTTCAGTTTCTAACTGTAAGATGTATTCTTGGTCCATTTTATTCTCCTACTTGTTTTAGTAGATTGCCAGTAATTTTTAGGCACACAAACGTACTTAGGGTAATTTAAGTTATATATATTACTTTTCCTAGTGTCGTTACCCATTATAGTTTTCCCTTAAATATAGTGCTAAAAGTATAGCGTCAGATGTGTACAAGGTCACTTTTTCTCCTGGAAATTTATCTATAGCTAGTTGTTTCAGCTGTTTCTTTCTTTCTTTTTTCTCTTTTGAGAGAGGTTGGAACATTTTTTGCCACGACTTAGGAGGTATGAGTTCAAATGGAATTTCAAAAGCAGACAATATTCCTTGCCATTGCCCATAGTTAGTACCAAATGTAAACGTAGAGACAACTCCTTGACCTGGAAAACTATGAACTTTTTCTAAAAGAGCTATAGAATTTCCATCTATTGAGTTTTTTAATGCTTCAGCCATTTCCATTGGGCTACTAGGGCATTTAAATGTACTAATAGAGTAATAATTGTCTATAACAGCTACTCCTCCATTAATTCCTGGGTCAATACCTATGTACTTCATTATTATATTGTCATTTCTGTTTTATATGTCTTGGCTAATTTAAATACTAATTTTCCATCTATTTCTATAGGTTTATAATCTTCGTGCATTGCCATTGGATAGTCAGCATCAGGAATCTGGTAAGAATTACAAATTCCCATACTATCATTAATATCCATATTATCAGAATTACCTGAACATAATGAGGCATTTACAAGAGATGGTCTTACAAGTTTACCATCTAAACTTCCGCCCATATACTTTACTTTGTCTTCTACTGTATATTCTTTTTTCATTTTACTTCTCCTTTGTATTTTTCTATAATAATTTTATTATTTTGTGCTTTTATGTTGACAACTTGAGACATTTTCCAACCTAATATATCTGACCATATTTCTTTAGGAATATTTATATGTGTCTTCTGGCTATTTCTTAGTATTGTTTTCATTATTACTCCTTTTTATGTTTTTCCTATACTCTTTTCTAATTTTCATTAATTTATCGCTTTTAGTGATATGGCTGTAACTATATAAACAATGCCACTTTAAAGAGTGCCCTTCCTTTGAACTATCTGTATGTAAAAAATCTATAAACTCTGTAACTCTACCCATTGTCCCTCCAGTATTTTGCTCTATAATAAGCTTTTATTTTATTATCTACCTTCCTTTTCGGTCTTAAAATTTTCTTTCCTTTATTAGAGGTGTAAAAATCATCCTCTTCCCATACACAAACGTAATGTGGGACTATACCGATAAGATTTGGGTTGTTGCAGTTATGTATTTCCTCTATAGGCTGAAATAAAAGCAATATTAGCAGGTAATGCGACATAATATTTATCACTTAACTGCCTCCCTAAATTCTTCTATAGACCTATAATTTGTACCCATCCTTTGATTATAAGCTCTTAATTTTTCCGCTTCAACTTCTGGATTAACTTCTTTTTCTTTAGCATCATCATAATTTCCATCTAATACTTTATCCATATTAGTAGGAGATAATGCCCAATCCATGTTCGCCTTCCAGTCAGAGGCCCTACCAGATAAGAAATCGGATGACTTTATTCGTGCGAAGTACTTTTCCCAAAACGCGAATGTTGGGTTTTCTTGTATTCTTTTCCTTAAGGACCTCAATCTGGCATTTCTTATAGTATTCACTATAGGAATGGAGGAGTTTTTAAAAATCTTATTCCATAAATTCATTATCTCATCAGATGCGATAGCATCTTTATTAGTATTATTATTCTTTTTACTATTCTTTTTATTACTATGTTCAGCTTTTTCGGTATAGGTATTCATCTTTTTCGGTATACCTATATGTTTTTTTAAGTATACCTTTCTCAAATTTCCTTTAGACCTATCCACGTCTATGTGTATATAATCCCTCTTCACTAGTGAAGATACCCATGATGATACAGTATTTTTATTTACATTATAAAGTTCAGAGAAGTAACTATTGGAGGCCCAACAATACCCATGCTTACTGCATAGTGCTGTTAGTTCTGCATACAGCAACTTCTCAGACGAACTTATATTTGAATCATACCTTACATCAGAAGGTAGTATCGCATAGTATGAAGGAGTGCTCATACTATTATTATGCATCTGCACCTCCAGTATTCTCTACTAAATCATTTAAACTTGTAGATTTTTTAGGAGCTCCATCTTGTTTTGCCTTTAGGCTTTTTAAGAAACTATCGGCTTGACTAGCTGTTATTGTTGGTTTTTTAATCCAATCAAGTGCAGTCTTGTGTTCCTTCTCAGTCATTACTATATTCCCAGACTCAAGTAATCCCATTATTTCTTTTAATTGAGACTCTTTGATATACTCGGTATTAAACTTAATATCCATCTCTTTAATATATCTGTTGTCATCAAACTTACCCTCAAATATATCAGAGTTGAACCCCATTTTACTAAGACCTTTAGTCAGAGCATCAGTAGACACTTTCTTAGCAAACTCCTCATCTAGTCTTCCATTCTTTTGCATGGCTATAGATGAATTAATAGGGAAACAGCCATCATCACCTGAAGATGAATACCAAAACTCAGCTTGATACAGGGCCATTCCATTTGTCATCGGTGTGAACACTTCATTTTTAACACCCCAACCAAGACCTATAGGGCCAAACATCTCTGTGGCTCTCTTGACCTGGTACTGAGCATCAATTGCTGTAAATCCACCCCGCTGATTTACTTTTTTTGTATGTTTAGGGTCGGTCTCGCAGACCTGTTCCCATAACTTCATGTTTTTATTACTCATTATTCCCTTACCTTTCCCCCGAAGTTCTCTTCACATTCACTCCAAAAAGCACAAAACTTCTTAGAACACATGAAACTAGAACGATTCGGTATGTATGTTTCGTTATCTATGCCTTTAGCTACATTCCGTATTAAGCCAAGAGCATATTTCTTGTCCGCATTATTAGGTTTCCACCTGACTTGCTGAATCTTAGGATTCTTATTCTTTATTAGATAGTCCAGTCCTAATTCTTCTATTTCTTCATTATGATTTTCTTTATATCCTATACCATACATCGTTAATTGTAATATGTGGTCATATGATATTTTATATTCCCCGTCTTTTTGAGGGACACTTCTACCTGCTGTTTTATTGTCTATAATTGTTTTATCTTCAGTAATAACATCAGCAAATTGAAGTATATCATAACCAAAATCATCAAATTCTATTGCTAGTTTTTCTTGTACAGATATAGGCTGTATCTTTTCAGCTATTTCATCTGCCCATTTACCTATTGAATTTATACCGACTTCTCTTAAATCGTCTGGTTTATCGTCCCTATGGAAGACAGTATCATCTCTATTGCCATCATATTCTGTAACAAAAGCATCTTTAACATCATCTGATGGTAAATTTTCTCTAGTTACTATTTTTTGTTCCATATCTACATTAATAGCATTGTCTACTGACTTTCCATATAGCAGTGCAATTCCAGGCGGTTTAGGGCCTATCATCTTTTTAAACATAAATTGAGCCGAACACTTCAAGTATTGGTTTATTGAAGATGGGCTTAAATGTGGTTTATCCATAATTCCTCCTTTGAATAGGGAAGCCGAGTGTCAATTAAGAAGTATAAAGGAGCAAGATAAATAAACTTGCAAAACTTCTTCGGCTAGGCTCACGCTTGTAGCTCTTCACTCGGCTAGGACACACTAAAATGGTATGTCTGCTGTAGATGTAGTCGCTGATGAACCAGATGAATCTTCTTTCTTAGAAAAAGATATTTTTAAGTAACTTTTCCCACTCTTTGATTCATTAATCCACGCAGACATATATTTATCTTCATTGTCTATTGTTGCTGACCCCGTATAATCTGGGTGCTTGTCAGTCTTTTTCTCATTGTTTTTAAATAGAACCCCTCTATTATTATTGTCATATTCTGGCATATTAACTCCTTTTTATTGAATAAACTGCATAGTTTGATTTTGTCTTTTTATTTCTCATTATATCTGTAGTAATGCTGTGTCCCTCTTGTTTTAAGTCAAATATAATAGCACTTAATCTCATGCTGTTATATTTCTCCATAGCTTCTAGAGGTGTTATTGTTCCATATGTCTCCAAATGGTTTAAAACTTTATCTTTTTTTGTTGTTATTTTTCCCATGTTTTCTCCTTGTTTGTTGTTACTTACTAGCCATAGGGCTTTAGCTTTTTCATATAATCTAGCTTTCTTTTCGACAAGATACACCAACCCTGGTATACCTAATGCCTATGGCCAGTAAATTATAAATCTAAATAAACTTCAACGTATGAATTACAATTAGGACATGATAAGTTTGAAGCAATCCCATCCCTGTCAATCCCATAGTCTTCATAGTCAAAGTCTCCACCCCAAATTAACTCTGCTTTGCAGTGCCAACTATTCATAAAATCTCCTTATTTAGAGGCTATAATTGTTTCCCTTAGTACGAACCTCTCTATTGGAGAAAGCTCTCTAATTTTGCTTATTAAGGCCGTAAATTCCACATTTGAACCACTAGCATCATAGTAATCTGCAATTTCAGCCTCCCAATGCCTCCTAGAAGCTAGTTCTTTTGGAGAAACTTTAGTACCATTAGATGAATTTTCCATGAAAAGTAATTCTTCTTTTGTAAATTTGCCCACTAGAAGCCTCTTTGCTTCATCTCTTAAATAAGGATAACCCTCAACTGCAAGTACACAACCTGCATGATTTGATTTGTAATTATCTTTGTAGTACTTGATAGCGTTGTCGTCTATCCTTAATGTTGTGTTTATCTTCATTATAAAACCCCTTGTTATTTAGTAACATAATATATATTACTTTCTTCTTTTTGTCAATATATTTTTTTTGTTATTGTTTTATTCATTTTAGTCTCCCATTGTAGTTATAAGTAACTTTGTCCCCTTTCCTTGAGTATCATTAAACATCTCTAATCTTTCCTTTACTTTCTTTATATCATTTACGTTGATACCATAGCCATCTAAAAATGAAATTATTTTCAATATATCTATTTGAAATGTTCTCATTTATCCTCCTTTTTGCTAGTTTTTTCTTTTAAATCCTTTTGTTCTTTCTCTATCTTCTTCTGTGAATCCTTTATAAACTTCTCAAACTTCTTTAAATCTTTCTTAAAAGCTATATATTCGTTTAAAGTATTCATAGTTAAGTTTAACAGATGCCCCATCTTCTGAATCTCTATAACGATAGCCTCTATTCTCTCTTCTGCTCTTTTTATCCTTGAAGTCTTTGTTTTTGCCATTGTTTTGTCCTTTCCTCTATTATGTCTTCTA